AATCCGAACCCTTCAGCGTCCGAAATGTTAATTGTAACATCGGCCGCATTATAAATTTGACAAAGTGCGTTGGGTGGAATTTTTTGAGGGGAAATCAATACTTCCTTATTTTTGTTCAACCCAAGTTCATTAACAATCGCATGAAGTTCTTGCCCATTTGGATCTTTAGGATCAGTGTGCATGAGCAAAGTTGCTTTAGCACCCTTATGTTTTTTATGTAGCTTTTTCAAAAAATTATTAAACCAAAAAATCAGAGATCCGCTTTGTTTTCGTCGTGCATTACGATTATTCCAAAAAACCAAAAAATGATCCTTGTCAAATCCGAAATGTTGTTGTCTAAATTGCTGAGTTGATTCGTCTGAACCTTTCGCAAAAAGCTGGGGAGGTATTGCATGTGGAACATAATGTTCTTCAACATCGGGTGCAACGGTTCTAACAATATCCGATGTTAGTTTGGAAATTGTCACCACAACATCCGTGGAATCATACCAAATTTTATTGAATGTTGGATAGGGATAGTTGTCCCATACATGATAATAAACCATTGGAACTAAGCCCCGAATTTCGTTTTCCATTTCCCAAAGCCAAGGATAAAATCTTGGATCTGTCATAAACCATAAAATGTCTGGCTTGTGGCTTCTTAAAATCGAGCGGATTGTTTCCGGGTTGCCATAACCATCAATAGGATAAATAATCCAATCATCTCCGAACTCATCTATTTTTTTCGGTGTATAATCGTCATGTTTAATAGCACCCCCTAAACTGGCAAACGAAAATTTACCAGTTTTGAGAAGCTCGACTATGACATACTTTGTTTGGGTTCCTACACCGGACGGTGAGAGGGGATGATCTGAGAGTGTTAATACTTTTATTTTTTTTGCGGGTTTTAGTTCTTCCACTGAACTCCTTTATGGGCACCACTCTGTTTTATGAAATTCACACTTCTCACATGACAAGCGATTTTTCGGGTGGTTCTTATTATGGATATTATACACAGCTTTGTTCAAAATTTTAAGGGAATTTTTTATTTTTCTTTCTCCGCTTGAAACTCTGAAGATTTCTGCTCGATTGTTCTTGGCCGTTCGCTTCAAAAGTCCAAAATAAGTCTCAACCTTTGAAGGGTCTAAATTATGTTTAGCGCAAAAGAAGTTTTTGTAATAAGTTAGCTGATAGGTTGTTATTCTATCCGTTTTTTTTCTGATGTCCCAACCCCATGAACAAGATTTCCAATCAATAATGTGGTACTTTCCATTTGGTGTTTGAATTACCAAATCTACATAGCCTTTGAAATCATAATCTTCTGGAGTATCCAAAATAGGTTCTACAATTTCTTCTTCCGTTGAAACAACTTTAAACCCTGGAAACTTTTCTTTCAAAGCTTCCAAAGCAAGCGGTGCCAGTTCAAGACCTTGTTTAAACATCCCTTCCTTAAGAAGAAGTTGTTTTTCTGAATCATCGGAAGGGATTTTATCAATTTCATCTTTGAACGCTTGAATAAAGTAATCCTTGTAGTTCAGAGATTCATCTTTAACCATGTTCTCGCAGGTATTGTGGATTGCTGTGCCAAAAGCAGTATAAAGATTACCTCGAAAAATCTTGATCCTATCAAGATAAGTAAGCTTATGATAAAAGGGACAGAAATCCCAATTTTTCAAAGCACTAAATGAAATGTGTGGTACTTTAGGTTTCCTTTTCAGACTATTCATCCTTTCACTTTATCACAGGTTGGAAACTTTGTCAAGATGAAAAACGCATTTCGTCACAAATAGAATTTATTTTATTATACAAAGCGGAACACGTCTTTTTCAAATGTTTTTGATCTCCTAATAAATAATCTTCTAATCCATTTGCAAAGTATTCTCGAATTGAAGTAATTGAATAAGGCGACATAAATAACCCTGGAATAATAAGAGATAGTTTATCATAACCTATTTCTTTATAAAGTAAGTCATCTAAATGATTAATCAAGCTCGGCTCAAAAAGAATTTCCTTGGCGAAGTGATAGCCTTCATGCGCTAATAGCGAAAAGAGCTTTTGTTTTTTTCCATTAAATTCGTTTTCGATTTTTCCGTCCGCATAAATCTCTTGTCCCAAATTATCTTCTACAGCGTGAGCTAGTTCGTGGCAAATATCTTTAACAATTATTTCATCAGAAACATCAGGAAGTTCTTTAAAAGATGAGAGATAAATAACGCCGTCTTTAAACACTGCTTGAATGTTACGGTCTTTTAATTCTTCAAACTCACCAACATAAATTCCTTCAATCATTTTTAAAATCATTTCGGGAATGTTCTTTTCTAATGTTTCTATTACGTTTTTAAAATCAATTTGAATTGGAAGCTTGTTTAATATATAAATTGGAATTTGGCCTGCAAGTAAATGCCATTCATTCCTATTTTTTAACGCATTATTTGCGCTCTCTTTTATGTATGTCTTCATAATAATGAATAATATAGATTTATTGTATCATACTTTCAAGTATTTTTCAAATTAAAGTTTCTGAGCTGATAAAGTCGCGACTTTGCTACGCTCTCCCTTTATGAAAGTGATGTGCCCAGTTATATCATAGTATTTAAGCTTTTCAATCGCATAAGTTAGACCATTTGAAACTTCATCAATGTTTACATTATCAATTTGTTCAATGTCTCCAGTTAAAACAATCTTGGTTCCTTCCCCAACTCTGGTGAGAATAGTTTTAATTTCATGGCGAGTTAAATTCTGACATTCATCAACAACAATAAAAGCTTTTTGAATTGATCGCCCTCGAATATAAGTTAGTGCCTCTATTTCAATAATCTTTTTTTGCATATACTCATGGAGCATTAAATTATCATCACCAAACAGAAATCTCAAATTATCTTGAACTGGAGCTAACCAAGGAGCCATTTTTTCTTCCAACGTTCCTGGCAAGTATCCCAGGTCTTTGCCCATTGGCATTACGGGTCGTGAAATAATCAAACGATTATAAAGTTTGTTCTCACCCATCACTTGTGCTAATCCAGCAGCGATAGCGCATAAAGTTTTACCACTTCCAGCCTTACCGATTAAAGACACCACAGGAATCATTGGGTCCATTAGCAAGTCAAGCGCGAAGTTTTGTTCTTTATTCTTTGGAGCTATTCCCCAACCGTCTTGTTCTTTATGTTCGTGGATTTTTTTGAACTCTGTTTGATCATTTATAAATCTTGTAATCGCTGTTTTCTTTTCATTAGAAGAAGATACCAGCATTACAAATTGATTAGGATAAAGTTTCTTGGGATTTTCAACTGCATCTGCCAAAACAATTTTTTCACCAGCATAAAATCTATCAATAATTTGGTCGTCAACTAAAAGCTTTGTAAACCCGCTATAAAGTTCTGTTCTGTTTTTTACAACGTTTTCTGTTTTATAACTCTCAGCATTAATTCCAACCGCGTCACATTTGATTCTTAAATTAATGTCATTGGAAACGACAATGACTTTGCGCTCCGGAGATTCTTTTTTTAGTGTTAGTGCTGTGGCAATAATTTGATGATCGGCAACCGAATGAGAATACCCAACTGGAAGTTCGTTTAGGTCTGCGACTTTTGTGAATACCAGCCCCGATCCCTTCCGGATACGAATTCCTTTTTGAAAATTTCCCTTTTCTCTTAGCTCATCTAAAATTCTAATAATACTTCTTGCATTGATACCTGCACCGTTTGGTCTTTTCTTACAATTATCCAGTTCTTCTAATACAATCAGCGGTACGATGATATCGTTTGTTCCAAAAGAATAAATTACACGATAATCCGTTAAATACACGCTGGTATCCAAAACATAAAACTTTTTTGTCATAGAGCTTTTCCATTTGAGTTACGTGAGCTTTCCACGCTCCAAAGTAAATAGTGGGCGCATCTGGGATTTGATTTTTTTCCTCCTAGTTATTTTATAAGGAATAACAATTTGGTGAAGTCTTTCATTTGCGGTTTTATCGCATTTTTCTTTATTTCGTGTACGGGCGGCTGTGCCCTTTTTCAAAATGAAGGTATAATGCTTAATTCAAAAAGACCTTCCATCGGTATCATTAGCACCAGAACATTTTTAAAAGTAAGTGTAAGAACTTCCACTAATGCCATTATTATAGTCGAAACGTCTACAACTCCTCCACCCACGACAGATTGGTTATCACTTTTTACTAGCGCAGCTTCGGGGGCAGTTGTTCAACACAAAGGTAAAGTATCTTTTGTTTTAACTGCGGCCCATGTTTGTACTCTTGCTTACAAAGAACAAATACAAAACATTTTTCCTTTTTATGAAAAGAAAACACACATGGCATCGTGGTCACATTTGGTTAGTTTCCACAACATCGAAGGGAAACAACATCGTGCTATTCCTTTGGTTTGGAGTAAACTTTATGATGTTTGTATAATGGTTACGCCACGTTTAGAACAACCCGCTTTAAGATTAGCATTTCGTGCGCCCTATCAAGGCGAAAAAATTTATTACATGGGCTTTCCAAAGGGCATTGGAGGCGGCGATTTCATTCCCACTTTTGATGGTTATTACATAGGAGAACGTGAGTTGAATGAATGGGAAAATCGAGGTATAGCTGCCGGGTATTCTATTCCTATTGCTCCCGGTTCATCCGGTTCATCGGTTCTTAATGCTAATGGAAATATTGTGGGTATGCTTCATTCTTATTATCCGCGCTTCGGAAACATTGGTTTATCTGCCACCCACGAACAACTTAAAAAGTTATTCAAAAATGCTGAAAAGGGTTGGAAGAACAAAAAGAATAAAATCTTAAAAAGATTAGAAGACGATTTGTAATGGAGGTGGCGGGAATCGAACCCGCGTTCTAAATGTTTTAACAGTTTGCGTTCTGTCATTCTGGAGTCCTCAAGTGCCATCCACTATATAATGCCATTATAGCAGATAGTTCTTCGTCTGTTAATGAAAAGATCTGCTCTCTTTTATTCGCATTTATTGAAACATCCCAACCATTGCCATTCGCCCACTCCGTCATAGAAACAAAAGCATCTTTGTCTCCAAGAAATGAATTCCAATAAAGTGATTTTGTTTTTACATTTGCTTCATCTATTTTCATTATTCTTGCTCATAACCCTTATCGTTAAACTCAATTGTAAACCCGCCTTGGCGTTTCCATCGTCCGTGCAAATCGCCAAAAGTATCTCGAATTAAACGAAATAGACTTTCTGATTCTTCATGTTTAAACTTGCCATCATCATCGTCTTGGAACACCGCCTTGTATTCGTTGGCTTCCACTAACCATCCGTTATTCAAGCGTGTGATCGTATAAGATTCATAATCTGATTTTTCTTTATAATCTTCCATTATTTTTCTCCTCAAACTCATAATACATTATCGCATTATAAGCGCAGGTTGTCAAGGGTT